GGAGTGATTATGGATGAATATGCAATTATGGCTCCCAGAACTTGGACTGAGATTATTAGACCAGCAATAGCAGATACAAAAGGTTTTGTAATATTTATTGGTACTCCTATGGGTCATAATCAATTTTGGGAAGTATACGATTATGCATTAAGAGGTAATGAAGATTGGTTTGGTGCTATGTATAGATCTAGTGAAACTAATGTTATTCCTAAAGAAGAGTTAGATCATGCAAAAGCCATAATGACTGAAGAACAATATAATCAAGAATTTGAATGTTCATTTACTGCAGCAGTATCTGGTTCATATTATGGAAAACTAATGACCAATGCAGATAATGAAAAACGTATTGCTGTTGTACCTTATGATGATCATATAGGTGTTGAGACTTGGTGGGATTTAGGAATAGGAGATTCTACAGCAATATGGTTTGCTCAACGTGTTGGAGATGAGATACATATTATTGATTACTATGAAAATTCAGGTGAAAGTCTAATGCACTATGCTGACATTTTAGAAAATAAAGGGTATTATTACAGTAGGCATATTGCACCGCATGATATTCAAGCTAGAGAACTAGGAACTGGTAAATCTAGATTGGAAGTTGCTTTAGAGTTAGGTATTGATTTTGAAGTTGCACCTAAACTTGAAGTAGATCATGGCATTGAATCGGTAAGAAATATTTTACCAAAATGCTGGTTTGATCGAGAAAAGTGCAAGTTAGGTATTGATGCTTTACGTCAATATCGTAAACAATGGGATGAGAAAAACCAAGTGTTTAAGAATAAACCTTTACACGATTGGTGTTCTCATGCAGCAGATGCATTTAGGTATGGCTGTGTACACGAACCTATTAATACGTCTGACTGGAATAAACCTATACGAATTGATACAAGATACATAGTATGAAAACTGAACAAGAGATTTTAGCAATTTTAAATAAAGAAATAAGAGCATCATCAGGATACATAGGTGGTGAAATAGTAACAAGAAGAAAAAGATCATTAGAATATTATTTAGGAAAACCATTTGGTAATGAACAAGAAGGTAGATCACAAGTTATATCTACTGACGTTAGCGATACAATAGAAAGTATTTTACCATCATTGATGAGAATATTTACAGCAAGTGATAATGTATTTAATTGTGAACCTGTTGGTCCTGAAGATGAAGATTCAGCTAAACAAGCAACTGATTATTTAAACTATATTTTTTATAAACAGAACAATGGATTTCTTGCATTGTATACAATGTTTAAAGATGCATTAATTCAAAAGAATGGAATAGTTAAAATATTTTGGGATGAATCTAGAAAGAAAATAAGAGAAGAATATAAAAAACTTACTGAAGATGAATTTAATTTATTAGTTAATGATACAGATGTTATTGTAAAAGAACATTCCGAGTACGAAGAGGAAATAAAAGATGAACAAGGTAATGTATTAGATAGCATTAAATATCATGATTTAGTTTTATATAAAGTATCTTCTTATGGAAAAGTAACTATAGAGCCAGTACCACCTGAAGAATTTTTAATTGAACGTAGAGCAAAGTCAATTGATGATGCAAATTTTATTGCACACAGAACTAATATGACAAGATCTCAATTAATAGAAATGGGTTATGATCCTGAAATAGTAAATAAACTTCCAATTGGTGATACTAATTATTATTCAGAAGATCATCATATTAGGTATCAAGATACAGATTATTCAGCACCTCAAGATAAAGGTGATTCATCTACTGATGAAATATTGGTTCATGAATGTTATGCAAGAATAGATATTGATGGTGATGGACAAGCAGAACTTGTAAAAGCTTGTATAGCAGGAGATTCTATTTATAAAATTTTAAGTATTGAAGAAATAGACTCTATGCCATTTATTTCTGTAACACCAATCCTTATGCCTCATAGATTTTATGGCAGATCAGTTTCAGAACTAGTTGAAGATATTCAATTAATTAAATCTACCATTATGAGACAAATGTTAGACAATATGTATTTAACAAATAACAATCGTGTTGCAATCCAAGATGGTCAAGTATCTATGGATGATCTATTAACTAATAGACCTGGTGGAATTGTTAGAACAAAACAACCACCACAAAATGTTATTTTTCCTTTAACTGCTCAACCAATAACAGATCAAGCAAATGCATTATTAACTTATTTAGATTTTGTAAAAGAAAATAGAACTGGTCAAACAAGACAAGCACAAGGTTTAATGCCAGATACTATTAATACAAAAACAGCTACAGGTATAAATCAAATATTAACACAATCACAATTACGATTAGAATTGATTGCAAGGATTTTTGCAGAAACAGGAGTTAAAGATTTAGCTAAAAAGATATTTGAACTAGTTTGTAAGTATCAACAAAAAGAACAGATAGTTAGAATTAGAGGTAAGTTTATACCTATGAAGCCATATGAATGGAGAGATAGAATGAATATTAATATTGCAGTTGGATTAGGTACTGGATCAAAAGAACAACAATTAGCATTATTAAATTCTATACTACAAAGACAATTAGAAGCATTTAACTTACAAGGTAATTTCTTTGGTCCTGTAGTTAATGTTAAAAATATTTATCATACATTACGTAAGATAGTTGAAAATGCAGGTCTAGGTAATGTTGAACCATACTTTATGGATCCAGAAGTTGGACAATCTCAAATGCCACCTATACCTCCTAAAGGACCAACAGAATTTGAGAAAGTTACATTAGCCCAAGTACAAGGTGAAAATGAAAGAGCTTTACTAAATTCACAGATTGAAATGAAGAAAATGGAGACTAAATTACGTGAATCTTTATTAGATTTTGAATTAAGAGTAAAAGAACTTGAACTTAAATATAACACACAGATTGATGAACTTGCTATAAGAAATAGATCTGTGATAGAACAACAACAAGTTAAACAGTCCGGAGATATATTTAAAAAGATCATGGAAGGACAAAAAGAATTTTTTAACAAAAAGGTAGAAACAAATGGAACAGAACAACCTGTACAACCAGATACAACGAGGGAATAGAGCTAAAGTTTTAATAGAAGATCCTATTTTAAAAGAAGCTTTTACTTATCTATTTGATCAATACAAAAGTGAAATATTTAATACGAATTACAATGACCACGAACAAAGACAAGTGTTATGGATGGCATATAATATGCTAGATAAAATTAGAGGACATCTTGTTAGCGTTATGGAAACAGGTAAACTAGCTGCCTCACAGCTAGAAAACTTAACACGCCAATCTAAAAATGATTAGAAGCGTTAAACATAGGAGTGTATAATGGCTAAAACCGATACATCAATTAGAGGTGCTACAGAAAAAATTTTAGGAATCCTGAATCCTAAACTTGATGCTGAAAAGCAAAATCAAGTAGTAGGACAATCAGAACCTAAAGTTTCTGCAGAACCATCAGTAGAACCTGTTGAGGAACAGGTTATTTCTCAAGAAAGCCAATCTGAGTCTAAAGAAGCTTCAGAAGAAATCTCAGCTACTGAAAATCAAGGAACGCAAGAACAAACTGCATCAGAAGTAGAAATTGAGAAACCTTCTCTCCACCGAGTAAAAGTACAAGGTCAAGAGTTAGAGGTTACACTTGATGAGCTTAAAGCAGGTTATTCAAGAGATTCCGATTATCGTCAAAAGACACATTCTCTTTCTTTAGATAAAAAACAATTAGATGAAGAAAAGTCTGTTCTTAGACAACAATACGACATGAGACTTAGAGAGCTAAATGAAGCAATTATGGGAGCTGAATCTATTGCCAGACAACAATTAGATCCAGCTAATTTGCAAAAGCTTTATGAAGAAGATCCTGCACAAGCTGCTAAATTAGATTTTCAATTTAGACAACAACAGGAAAAACTTAATCAAGCTAAATTAAGAGCAAGAGAAGCTGAAAGAAATCAGTATTATTCTTATCTTAATGAGCAAAGACGATTAGCAAGGGAACGCATACCTGAAATGTCAGATCCAAATAAATCAGAAAATTTCCAATTTAATGTAAAAAATACATTAAAAAATTATGGATTTACAGATGAGGACATTGGAAGAATAACAGATCATAAAATGTTATTAGTCATTAAGGATGCTATGGCTTATAAGGATTTACAGAAGAATAAACCTATAATCCAAAAAAAAGTAACTAACGTACCAAAAGTAATAAAACCAGGTGTTGCTGTAAGTGAAAGCTCTAAGAGGAATGAAGTTAGGAACAAAATATCTAAATTAAGAAAAACTGGTCATATCAAAGATGCTCAGTCTGCCATTTTAGATATTATAACTAAATAACCTTAATAGGAGTAAAACATGGCACAACCAACAAATACCTTTGATACCTATGATTCCATAGGCACTAGAGAAGATTTGCAAGATGTGATTTACTCAATCTCTCCAACAGACACTCCATTTATGAGTTCTGCTGCAAGAGAAGCTGTAAGATCAACTTTGCATGAGTGGCAAACAGACTCGTTAGCTGCTGCTTCTACCTCTAATGCTGTTATCGAAGGTGATGACGCAACTCTAGATGCTGTAACAGCAACTAGTAGATTGTCAAACTCAACACAGATCATGGACAAAACTGTCGTGATCACTGGTACTCAAGAAGTAACTAACAAAGCTGGAAGAGCATCAGAATTAGCATATCAAATTGCTAAAAAATCCAAAGAACTAAAAAGAGACATGGAAGCTACATTGTTAGCTAACCAAGCAGAAGTTGTAGGAGATTCCTCAACTGCTAGAAAATTTGGTTCTATTAATGCATGGATTGCTTCAAATGATGAATTTGGATCAGGCGGTGCATCTGGATCAGCAGGTAATACTGCTAGAACTGATGGTACTCAAAGAGCTTTAACTGAGGACTTTTTGAAAACTGCTATCAAGAGCATATGGAACGCAGGTGGTAACCCATCTGTAATCATGGTAGGACCATTCAATAAACAGAAAGTTTCTGGATTTACTGGTGGATCTACTAGATTCGATGCTTCAGAAGATAAAACTTTATACACAAGTATTGATGTTTATTCTTCTGACTTCGGTGATCTTGAAGTAGTACCAAATAGATTCCAAAGAGACAGAGATCTTCATGTATTAGACATGGATTATTGGGCTTTAGGATTCTTAAGAGACTTCACAATGTTTGAACTTTCAAAAACTGGAGATAGTGAAAAGAGACAAATGCTTGTCGAATTTACATTGATTTCTAGAAATGAAGGTGCTTCAGGTGGAGTTTATGATTTAACAACATCATAGTACTTATTTGTGTGGGGGGTAGTTTTTACTCCCCACATAATCTATGTTAAAATTAAATATAAACTTAATATAAAATTATGATTGGAACATTAAGAGCAGTTAGGACTAATAAAGTAACTTCTTCAGGTACATCAGCACAATCATCAGCTTTTGGTGCTAATATTGAACACGTTAGAATAGTTGCAGACGCTGATTGCCATATTGAATTTGGCGTAAATCCAACAGCTACTTCATCTAAAATATTTGTACCATCTGGAGATGTTGAATATTTTAAAGTATCTGAAGGTGAAAAAGTTGCTGTAATAGGAAGTGTTAATTTATACGTAACTGAATTGTGTGAGTAATGAGCATTTTACGATCAGTAGACAAAGATGGTACTAAGTACTATTTTGAGACTGACGGAAAATTAACTGTACAAAACTCTCAAGATACTTCTCCTATTCTTGATAAGAATAAAAAACTTTATTCATTAAATAATGGCTATAATAAATCTAAAGATTTAAAACGTGTAGCAAGTATTCCTAATATTGTTCTAACAATTTGGGCTAAAGAGTATAATGGAACTAACAATTGGTTTTCAATACCAAATAAAGAAAGAAAAAAAATTCTTAAAAATAAATTAAACAGTAGTGATTATAGATATTTTAGAACTGCTGCAGGAAGGTTTTAATGGCACTTAGTACATATTCAGAATTAAAATCAGCAATAGCTAACTGGTTAAATAGATCAGATTTAACTTCTGAGATAGCAAATGACTTTATTAAACTAACAGAAGCAGACTTTAATTCTAAATTAAGAATTAGACAAATGGAACAGATTGATTCTATTACAATAAATGCTGAGACTGTAAGTGTACCTACAGGATTTATTGCTGTAAAATCTTTTTACGTTTTACAATCAAGTACAAAATTTAATTTAGAATTTATAACACACAGCAATTTATTTAAAATAAGGGGATCAAGTACAACTGGGTTACCAAGAGTTTTTACGATTGAATCGGATAATACTTCGGAAAGTTTCAGGTTTGCACCTATACCTGATTCTTCGTATACAGGATTTATTCATTACTATAAAGCGTTTGCTGCATTATCTGATGCAAATACTAGCAACTATATTCTTACAAATCATCCAAGTATTTATCTTTATGGTAGTCTTTTTCATGCTGCTAATTTCTTGGGGGGAATAGAACCAAATCAATTATCTCAATGGATTAATATGTATGCTACTGCTTTAGAAAGATGTGAAGATAATGATAGATCTGATTCTTATGGTTCTGCACCAGTAGTGCAAAGAACAGATATAGGTACAGACCTTTCTTTTTATAGAAAAAAATCACAAGGATAATTATGCAGATAGCTTTTGGAGATTGGCTACCAGATCAACCTGAACATCTCAATAAAGGATGTAATGTTGCATCTAATGTTTATCATGCATTAGATAGTTATAAAAGATTTCCTTCTTTAGTTAATTATTCTACTAATACTACATCTACTGATGTTAGAGGTGGCGGTTCATTTAAAAGTGCAACAAGTGCAGTATTTAATTTTGTTGCAACTAATACAAATATTTTCCAATTAGATGGTGGTACATTTACATCTAGAAAAAGTTCTTTAACTGGAGGAAATACTGATTATTGGACATTTACTCAGTTTGGTAATTATATTATTGCAAGTAATGGTGTAGATGCACCTCAGTATTATTTGATGGGTTCATCAACTAATTTTGCAAATTTATCTTCTATAGCTACAGATGGTACTCCACCTATATTTAAAGTTAGTGGTGTTATAAGAGATTTCTTAGTTACAGGTAATATAGTTAATGCATCTAATAGAGTTCAATGGTCTGGAATAAATGATATTTCAACTTGGGCGTCTGGTTCTAAACTATCTGATTCACAAGATATTCCAGGTGCAGGTGGTAGAATTGTTGGAATAACTTCTGGTGAAATAGGATATGTATTTAGAGAAAATGAAATAATTAGAATGGACTTTGTTGGTGGATCAACTGTATTTAGATTTTCAGTTATCTCTCCAAATAGAGGAGCTATATATGGAAAAACAATATGTCAGGATAATAGACGTGTTTTCTTTTATGCAGATGATGGATTCTTTGAAATTAATGGAGATAATATTATTCCTATAGGAGCAGAAAGAGTTAATAGATTTTTTGATCTTAATGTTAATAAAGGTTTCTTAGATAGAATTGTTGGAGAAATAGATCCATTTAATCAATTAGCATTATGGTTATATCCTTCTGCAGATAATCAAAGTAATACCACAGGTATTTGTGATAAAGTATTAATTTATAATTATGCTACACAAAAATGGTCAATAGCTGATGCTAATGCTAGTTTTATATTTTCACAATTTGTTAGTTCATACACAGTAGAATTAATGGATATTATTTCACAAAACCTAGATAATATTAATGCAGCATTAGATACAGATTTTTGGAATGGTGGACAAAGATATTTAGGTGCAATTGATGGAGATTTTAAAGCAGCAATATTTTCAGGAACATCAAATGAATGTGAATTAGAAACAACAGAATTTGAACCATTTCCTGGAAGTAGAGCAAGTATTCAATTTATTAGACCTATTGTTGATGCACAAGCAACAGTTACAATAAAAACTAGAGATAGACTTGCAGATTCTGAAATAGAATCAAGTTCATCTAGTATGAATAGTTTTGGTGTAAATCCTGTAAGACAATCTGGTAGATATTTTAGAGCAAATGTTAAAATACCTTCTGGTACAATATTTACTCATGCACAGGGTATTGATATAATAGCAAGTAGGTCAGGTTTAAGATAATGGCTGATATTATTGAAGTGGATATAGATAATGTTCGTTATTCTTTTGAAACCCAAGAATTTTTTCAAAGATTATTAGAGGAGTCAGTTAATAGTTTAATTAATAAAAATAATCTTGAGAATGATAAAGTTTATACTTGGTTTGTAAGTTAATATGGCAGGAATAAAAGATTATAGCACAACAGCCGGAAATAATACTTCAGTAGGTGGTATAAGTATTGCTGAAGGTATGTTGCCTTCAAATATTAATAATGCATTTAGAGCATTTGCTGCTGATATTAGAGAATGGTTTAATGACTCTCAATGGATAATATATGGAGATGGTGATGGATCATTTACCATTACATTTGCAACAGCAACATCTTTTACAGTTGCTGGTGTTGATGTTACAAGTTTTTATCATGCAAATAGAAGAATTAAAGCTGTAGGTTCTACTACAGGAACAATATTTGGAACAATAAGTTCATCAACCTTTTCTACTAATACAACTGTAAACGTAACATTTGATAGCGGTGCATTAATAAATGAATCTTTAGTTATTTATGTTGGTGCATTATCATCAACTAATACATCAATACCTGCTGGTGTAGTATCGTCATCTATATTAGCAGACGGATCTGTTACTACAGCAAAGTTAGCTTCTAATGCAGTAACTACTGCTAAGATAACTGATGCAAATATTACAACAGCTAAAATAGCTGATGATGCTATAACTACAGCAAAAATTTTAAATAGTAATGTAACAACTGCAAAAATTGCAGATAGTGCTATTACAAATGCAAAAATTGCAGATGCAGAACTTGTAGCTATTGCAGGTTTAACTTCTGCTGCTGATAAAGGTATTCAATTTACAGGATCAGGTACAGCTTCTACATACGATTTAACAACTGCAGGTAAAGCATTATTAGATGATGTAGATGCTACAGCACAAAGAACTACATTAGGTCTTGGAACTATTGCAACTCAAAATGCTAATAGCGTTACAATATCTGGTGGTAGTATTACAGGATTATCTTCACCATCAAATAATTCAGATGCAGTAACAAAACAATATGTTGATGATCTTTTAGCAGGTATAAGAAAAAGAACTACTGTTAGAGTAGCTTCTACAGCGAATGTTGTTATTGCAACAGGATTAGAAAATGGAGATGTAATAGATGGTGTTACACTTGTTACAGGAGATAATGTTTTATTAAAGAATCAAAGTACCGCATCACAAAATGGTATATATACTGTTGTAGCTAGTGGAGCTGCTTCTAGAGCTACTGAATTTGATACGTTTGATGAATTAGCAGGACAGCTTATTTCTGTACAAGAAGGTGCAACAAACTCAGATTTATTATTTTTATGTACAGCTAATTTTGGTGGAACACTTGGAACAACAAGTATTACGTATGGTGGAACTAATGTAACTGTACTTGATTTAGTACAAGACGCTAGTCCTCAACTTGGTGGAGATTTAGATATTAATGGTTTTTCAATTGTATCAACATCTAATACAAATATTAACATAACACCTAATGGAACAGGATCTGTTGTACTTGATGGCTTATCCTATCCACAAACTGATGGTACTGCTAATCAAGTTTTAAAAACAAATGGTTCAGGAGTTTTATCTTTTACTACCTTACAAGGTGGAAATATAACAACTGAAGGTGATTATTTTTCTAACTATAATGCTATTACAGCAAGTGTAACAACTACTGTTGCAGCTACAGTTAATGCTTTTTTAAAAGGTCCAATAACTGTAAATAGTGGATTTACATGGACTATTGCCTCAGGTAGTGAACTTAGTGTAATATAATAATACAATAGGAGTAATATTTAAATTTTATGTCAAAGATTAAAGTCAATCAAATTGAAGCTGCTACAGGCAGTACAATAACAGTACCTTCTGGTCAAACACTAGATATAAGCTCAGCAACAATTTCTTTACCTAGCACAGTTGTAACAACAACTGGTACACAAACATTAACAAATAAAACTTTAACATCTGCAACATTTGGTGGTACTGGAATATCAGCTTCAGGCAATATAGTTTTAAAACCTTTTACAAATATTCTAGAAATTCAAGGTGATGGATCTTCTGCCGTTGGTAAAATACAATTAAACTGTCCAGTTAATTCTCATGGTCAAAAAATTGCTTCACAACCTCATGCAGAAGCGGCTACTAATACTTTAACATTACCAGGTGGTAATACTATTGGTAATACAGATGCAGTATTAGTGTCTGACTCAGGAATACAAACGATTACCAACAAAACACTAACAGCACCTAAGATTGCAAGTGGTGGGTTTATTGCAGACGCAAATGGTAATGAACAAATTAAATTTACAACTACAGCATCAGCAGTTAATGAATTTACAGTAATTAATTCTGCTACTGGTTCTGCACCAGAAATACAATCAACTGGTAGTGATACAAATATAGATTTAAAGATTACACCTAAGGGTTCTGGAAAAATTGTTTTAGATGGTATTTCGTTCCCTAATGCAGATGGTAGTGCTAACCAAGTTCTTCAAACTAATGGTAGTGGAGTATTAAGTTTTGCTACACCAAGTGGTGGTAAAGTTTTACAAGTTCTTCAAGCCTATAAAACTGATACTTTTACACAATCATCTGTTGATACTTGGAGTGATGTAACAGGATTGTCTGTTTCAATAACTCCTGCATCTGCTTCAAATAAAATTTTAGTTATGGGTAAATGTGCTGTTAGTGGAGATGATAGTACATATCCAATGATAAAATTAGTTAGAAACTCAACAGATATTTATGTTGGAGATGCCGCTGGAAGTAGAATAAGAGTTACAAGTGGTAATTATTCTACTATCACAACAGGAAATGCTTATTATGGAATGTTAGATTCTGCATTTATCTTTTTAGATACACCAGCAACAGTTTCAGCAACTACATATAAAGTTCAATTAAGGTCTGCTTATACTACTGCATCATATATTAATAGAGTAGCAGAAGGTAGCGATAACCAATACAGAAGCAGAGGTGCTTCATCAATAATAGTAATGGAGATTTCAGCATGATAGAGAAAGCAATTAAAAAAATAAATCCAAATGCAGAATTTACAATTAATGCAGACGACATTAATCAAATCACTTGGTTAAATGGCACACCGCCAATTCCTAAGCAACAGATATTAGATTTAATACCTGAGTGCCTTGCAGAAATTGAAGCTAAAGAACAAGCTAAAATAAATGCTAAAGCTAGTGCATTAGCAAAGTTAAAAGCACTCGGTCTTACTGAGGAAGAAGTAAAGTCTATTCTTTAGGATATTTAGCTTTTATTTCGGCAACTTTATTCTGCCAAGCATCTAATCCATTTTCAGTTATAAACTCTATCTGGTCTATTGCAGAACCATATTCCTTAACTCTTTTATCTGAATATGTAGGTTTAGGTTGATGTATTGCTTTAAACTCATCTGTATAGTCAAATGTACCATCAGGTTTTCTAACCATATCAGCAAATACATTATCTGATACTTGTTCCCAACCTTCTACATAAGGATAGGATATTACTTCTACTTTATTATTTTTAATTAATGCGTATTTCATATTTTATCTCCTAGATTTTCCATATTTTAACATCACAATAAATACAAACTTTACTATCTAAACCATCATCTCTATAACCAGCACCATTAGCATCAGTAGTTTGAACTCTATGTTGTAATTCAAAAACTTTCTGTGCGGCTATTGTAAATCTTCCTGAGATAAAATTATAAGTAGATGCACTACTACCAGTATTATTATAAGCCATCATTCCAATAATAGTATCAGAACTATCTGTTGTATTTCTCCAAGTTAATCTAGCTGATGCTGTTGAATAGTTTAATGCTTGTGCCATTAAAAAATAAGTTCCAGTAGGTAAAGTTATTTGATTTGAAGCTAAAGAAGCACCAGTTACTTCATTTGTTTTTACAGTATTTAAAGTTCTTACATTATCTGTACCAGATGATAATGAACCACCTTGTACTTGTGTAGCTTTTTCATCTATTATATGAACTAAAGCTGTGCCAAAAACTGAACCAGATATAGTTCCAAAACTTAATACTCCACTACCATTAGTTTGAAGAACTTGGTCTTTCAGGGGTTTGACTTTCCCAGTTTTCTTTGTAATAATATTTTATGATATATTTATTATTAGGATTGATTATAGGAACATATCTAGGATGGAGGTTTGAGTCATATATTAATGACTTTGTTGAATCCATTAAAGGTATGTTCTTTAAATGAAATCTGCGGTAGACATTAAATTAGAATTTATTTGCAAAGAAATAAGAGAGCTTAAAAAGCAACAACAAACAATATCACAAGAAATTACTATCTTAAAAGAAGATATTAACAAAGGTAAAGGTGCTGTTTGGTTGTTAATATTTTTAGCAACTATTGTAGCGACAATTTATGGTTACTTTATAAAGTAGCTTGAAATTATGTTGCAACGCAATATATACACAATCTAACATACGGAGTAAAATATGATTAATTTTTTTAAAGTACCATCTTATGATGAATACAAAGAGCAAGTATCAAAATTCTGGGGTGATGTTGCTAAATTTTATAAAGATTGGTATTTAGATATTCAAAAGAATATAAACAAATAATTACTTAGTATTTCCATGATATTAAGTAATAATTAGTATCATGGCTAATACCTATAAAAATAAAGTAATTGATCTTACAAGTACCAGTAAAACTACTGTTTATACTTGCCCATCCAATACAACAGCTTTAATTAAGACTATTCAATTAACTAACGAAACAGGTTCAGTTAATGTTGAAGTTTTTATTGAAGATGTCTCAGCTACTAGTGAAGTAGAAATTTCCCATTCAACAATGTCTGCCAGATCAACAGAAAATTTTGCAAAAGGAACTATTATATTAGAAGCAGGAGATATACTTAAAATTAAAGCAGCATCTGCAAATACTGTTACAGGAATACTTGGAATATTACAGATAGACTTCTAATGGTAGAACTAGTTAATATACCTACTGAAGATGTAAATGGAGCTTGGCATCATGTAGAAAGTGATGTTAAATCTGCATTAGAAAGATCTGGTAACTATGCCAATACAAATCATTTTAAGAATTGGTTAAATCAAGGCATAGCACAATTATGGATATTATGGGATAAAGACGTTGATATTAAAGAAAAATATCACGGAGTTGTTATTACAGAACTTATCCATAGACCATTAATTAAAGTTTGTAATATTCGTATTATGGTAGGCAAAGATAGACAAAAGTGGCAACACCATATTAAAATAATAGAAGAATTTGCTAAAAGTAATGGTTGTGATAAAATGGAACTTATTGCAAGACCTGGATGGGAAAAAGTATTACATCAATATAATTACTACAAATCCCATGTAGTCTTAGATAAATATTTAAAGGAGAAGTAATGTCATCATCAGGTACTAGTGGAAGTGCATCTACAGTAGTTTTAAGCGAACCATATGCACCATCACAACCTGCATTAAATCAAATTATAACTGAAGCTGGTAAAATATATGGGCAAGGTACTGGTTATGTTCCACCTACAGCTTTAACACTTGAAGGTATTGCACAACAAGAAGCTTTATCTAGAGCAGGATATTCTCAAGTTGCAGATACAGTAGCAGGTAAGTTTCAAAATCCATTCTTATCATCTTTAATTCAACAAGCAGCAAAAGACGCTTATACTAATGTAGCAACACAATTTAGTGGTGCAGGTAGAACTCCTACATCAATGATGGCTCAATCAGAAGCCATGAGTAAAACTGCACAAGCAGCATTACCTTTTGCTTTCCAAGCTTATGAAAATGAAAGACAAAGACAATTAAGTACAGCACAACAATTACCTACACTCACAGGTGTTGGACAAACATTAGAAGGATACGAACAGCAAAGATTAGCAGCACCAATGACTAACTTAACTAATTATGCAAATATAATAAATTCTATTGCAAGAGGTGGAAGTGCAACAACTACACTACCACCAGCACCTAATAGATTAGGACTTACTATTGGTGGACTATTAGCAGGTGGATCTATTTTATCACAAGGCGGAATACTTGGACCAATGGGTAGAAGCACTATGGATATTTTAACTGGAGGTGGATACGGAGGTGGAGCAAGATCATTTAATCCATATTCTTATTTCTTATAATGTCTGGTGGTGGTGGATTTATTGGAGATATATTTGATACAGTTGGTGATGTTGTAGGTGGAGTAACTGATACTGTAGGAGATGTTGTTGGTAGTGTTGGGGATGTAGTTGGTGATGTTGCAAAAAATGTTGATATTAAAGATGCAGTATTAACATACATTACTACAGGTGGTAATTTACCAGCAACTTTTATTGCATCAACTAAAATAGATGAAAAATTAGGATTTAATCCTGGTGCTTTTTATGATCCTAGTTCAGGAGAGTTTGGTTTTGATCTAGATAAAATTAGTCAATCAATTGAATATAAAACTTTTGCACCTGAAGGAACTGTATCTAGTGACATAGATCCTAATGATCCTATGAAAGATTTTGGTTATGAAATTCCTAAACCAATAGGTAAAGCTGTAGAATTTGCAACAAGATCAGCATTAAATTATTTTTCAGAACAAGGAAAACAACAACCAGCACAACAACAGCAATATGCTGATCAAGCTTCTAATGTAATTAATTCTATGAGTGGTATATTGGCAGAAGTAGCAAAAGGCACATTTAGTAAATCACCAGCATCTGAATATAATACTAGGTCTGTATTAAAATCTTATTATGATGGTGCAGAAAACAATATGTCTACCTTATTAAATGACTATGCTATAGCAAAAAAGAAAGTAGCAACTATTATAGAAACACCCAGTTCTACTCATGGGCAGATTGCTTTAGAAGGTAATCCATTTTATAATTTCATGAAGGAAAGAAAAATAGGACAACCATATGATCCAGTTAAAGGATTATTTGATCCTTATTTAAGACAACAAGGTATAATAGCATAATGGCTCTTTTAGACGAATTTTACGAAAATTTAGTAAGCAAAGCTACAGGATTAAAAACTGGTTTATTACAGTCTTTAAATAGACCAACAGATGATTTGTCTGTTCTATCAAATTCAACAAATATTCAAATGCCTATTAATAATGTTATAGGCAATCAAGTTTCTCCGGTTTCTCAACCATATAAACCAAGTTCAAATATAAATGAAAGTTATGTATCTGGGCAAAAAAAAGCTATAGAAAGTTTATATGGTAAAGAGGGAATTGATAATGCCTATAAAAAAGAAATAGAAAAAAAACAAAAATCTATAAAAGATCTTGAAGATCAAGAAAATGTACTACTTCAAGATCCTGAATCTAAAACACTATTACCTAATCTTGAAGAAAGAATTTCTAGTAAACAAAAAGAACTTAAAGATTTTCTATCAGCCGAAGGTAAAAAAGAATTTTATACTAAAAAGAAAAAAGAATTTGGTGAAGAACAAAAAAGATTGGGATATGAAACATCAACAACTAAAGAAAAAGAAAATGTTTTAGGTATTTCAAACAAACAAGCTTTTAAAATTTTTGGTTTAACAATATCAGACATACAAAAAAACTGGGCAAAAAATGGTGGGTTTGAAGGACTAATGGCTAGTCCAACATTTCAAATAGGTCTTGGAATTATTCAAACTTCAATGCTTGGCAAACAATTAGGCACTGATATTCAAGATATTATTTTAAAAAGTGGTGCTGTATCTTCAGCTTATAAAGATAAAATAAAATCTAGAACAAAACAATTAGCACCTATAAACATGGATCAAAGAAGAGAAGTTGAAACAGAATTAAGAAATTATGGATTAGAACCACCTGATGTAGTTGATAAACTTAAAGCTATGTTTAAAGGTGATAAAGTTAAAGCTGAAGCAAGATATAATGAAGCATTAGCTTTAATATATGAAGAAACAGAAAAAGTTGCTGAATCTAAAACATTACCTGGTCAATCAAGAAGAAGAAAATCATCAGACTATAGAGAAGCTGTAGATAATTTAGTAAAAAGTGGAAAAATTTCAGTAACAGAAGCTGGTTTTATTTTTCCAGGAACTGTTAAAACAACATCTCCAGGAATAAAAGGTAAAGCATCTGGTGGACCAGTAGCTGCGGATAAATCTTATATA